CCAAGTCAAAGAAGATGACTATGGCTGCGGTTGTGAGGGAAGGCATCGTGATGCGCTTGAACGGCGACGAGCAGCCCTACCTGTGCGGGTTCAACGATGGACTAACTCAGGCAGACATTCTTATCAAGGATTTACCCGCTGCGCAGATGCGGTTCCCGAGCGGTCAGTCATTCAGTGAACTAATAAGCACAGAGTTGTTTAAACATACCATGAAGGTGTAGCAATGAAACTACTTTCCGGAAGACGTAATCAGTGTCAAGGCTGTAAGGCCTATTTCAACAGTGATACACCGTTTGACATGCATCGAACTGGAGACTACGGAGTTGACCGTCGATGCAGAACACCAGAAGAAATGCTGGGTCTGGGAATGAGTGTAAACGCAGACGGGTTTTGGATAAGCAAGAAACGCCAAGATGACTCTTGGACAAAGGAGACGGAAGATGAAGTTACTAGCTGATTTTTTTGCGTTGGTAGGTTTGGTATCTACCATCATTGTGGTTGGAGTTTATCTTGGTTATACAACCTATCAACCTCAATGCCACAGCGTGATGTCCGTATTAACAAAGGAGTGCAAATGAACTGGAATCCATTTAAACGTGCAGAGCCATTGCAAGATGTGTGTGGTGAAATGTATGTAAATTTATTATCCCGAGTGATGCTTCTTGAACAGCAGCTTAGGGATATTGAGGATAAAGCTATTGGTAATAGTGAGTTACAAAGCAAACTTGACAAAGAAAAGATTGCATATAAACGCGCCTATGCCCGTGAATACTATTACCGCAAGAAAGCAAACAAGCCCACTCTGAAACAAATTCAAATGCAAGCAAGGATAAAGGCCCTAGAGGAGCAAGCATGACTCCAACACTCAAACTGCGCTTTGTTGAGCGCGAAATATCAAACCCTTATGAATTTGAATTGGGCAAATACATAACGCAAACAAAAACAGTCCGCTTCCTCCAGCAATGGTGGGAGGCCCACGCCACAGGAATGACAAGCACCAATGGCGAAAAGTGGGTTGCCGCTTCCGCAGGCGAATGGCGCGATGTACCATTTGAAAAGGAGCAAGCATGACCGAAGACCAAAAGTGGCAGGTTATGAGCACCCTGATGCCGCCAGCGTACTTGGCCGCAATCATCACAAGGATGGCAGACGGCACTATCAGCAGAGCGGGTGCGTTGATTGTTTTTGACACCATTTATGAGCAGAACAAGGCCAAATTGTCCGCAGCAATTGAGGGGCAGATATGAAAATGGACAATGAAATCTTAAATTTGCCTATATCAACGCGTTGCTATTACGCTTTATATCGAAACGACATTCAAAATTTGGCCGAACTCACCAAAATGTCAAAACACGATTTATTGAAATTGCCCACCTTCGGTAAAAAGTGTTTAGAAGAAATTGTTGAAGCATTGGGAGAAATAGGACTTTCACTCAGCCCCGGCCCCGAAGACAAAAAACAATGGGAAGAATTAGGAGAACGCGTTAATAAACAAGTGAAAGGATTTTTGGCCATGAAAGAAGACACCACACCCATCGACCCCACATGGATGGAAAAGACTGGCGGCTTTGCCCGCGACATGACCCTGCACCAATGGTACGCGGGAATGGCTATGCAAGTGCTTAAAGACGACATTTGGAATTTTGACTTGCTGTGCAAACAGGCCCACGAATTGGCAGATGGAATGCTTAAAGCGGGGGGGGCGAAATGAGTAGCTGGCCCGATTATCAAGAAGAAAGACCATCGTACCAATTTGTGGGCCTGCCTAAGCCTGCGGGTCATTGGATTTTGTACGCGCAAGCAACGCCGCACATTAGTTTTACTATCTATCACAAGCCATCATGGTTGCAACGCTGGTTTACGAGCAAGCTGCTGGGCTGGACATGGAAGGATGCGGAATGAACCAAGACGATGACACTGACGCTGGTGGTGACTTCTTCATCGACCTAATGAAGACCATCCTTGCTATCTTTTGCTTTGTGCTGTTTGTTTCAGTGCTATGCACTGTTGTGTGGTGGGCTATCACATGATCCAGATCATCTACATCCCGGTCCTGTTTGTGTGCATGAATGGGCACTGCGAGTTCATGCAGACCATGAAGTATTTCACCCGCGAAGCTGAATGCCGCGCCACACTTGATGAACAGAAAGACAACCTACGCAAGATGGCCTTGAAGGGCAACCAGATGGTCACCCAACTTGAAGGCACTTGCATCACATTAAAGAATGGAATGCTATGAAGACACCAGAGGATGAAGCGTTTGAGGACATTGAACGCAAGCAGGGTATGTGGGGCGGCGGCTTCAATGCCAAGCGGAAAGCTGCGATGGACAAAAGGAATGCCATGTTTTATCAGGCATACAAGAAGTTGTCTGAAGACCAAATAAATTATGGCTCATCGTGGTCAAAGGATGGTGAGCGCATTGACCCAGCAAGCGTGTATCTTGAGGAGCCAGCGCACTGCCAATGCCCTGCTTGCAAAGATGGGGTCCTCCACGCAAGCGATTGCGCGGTGCATAACGGGCCAGCGTACCCTGCGGGGTCGTGTGATTGCGGTGTAGCGCAGGAGCCAATAGCGTATGTGACGGGAACTTATGGCGGTAGATTTGTAGTTGCGCCGTTAAACTCTGCAATGGTTTTGCCGGTTGGCATGGCCCTTTACACCACCTCACCAAAGCGCGAATGGGTAGGGCTGACAGAGGAGGAGCGCGAACAGCATCGAAATGACTGGCATTCAAACATCCACGACAAAGAGTTCTATGCTATTGAAGCCAAGCTCAAGGAGAAGAACACATGACCGCCGCACTTGACCGAGCAGTGGCAAATGCACTGGGGCTTAAAAGCGTAAACAACTGTGAGAAATGGAGCAAAACAATGGATGAAATACAGCCAGCGCAGGATGGTAAATGCAAGTTGTGCGTTCAATGTTTGGAACGGCTAATACGCATCATGGGTACATTTGACTTGGCAACAGGTCATGCAGACACATTTGATGAACTGCTTAATTCGCTTGAGTCAGAGTTGCGTGACGTCCTTGGGTATTACAGACAATCGAGGAGAACGCATGATTGAGGACGACGATGACACACAGGTCTACAAGCGCCCGTGGGTAGGGCTGACGGATGAGGATATTGGTGCTGCTTATGTCGTATGGGACGCCACTGATGGCGCATCGTTTGCAGACTTTGCCCGCGCCATTGAGCAAGCCTTGAAGGAGAAGAACACATGACTAAAGTAGAAGCCCTAAACAGCATCAAGCTGTTGAGCGCATTGGAATCGTGGGCATTTAGCCAGACCGACAGCAGAAGTCTGCCTGACTACTTGGTGGAAGACATCGCCAATGCCATGAAGGTGCTTGAGCGCATTGTTTTGGAAAAAGCATGAACGTACTGCAATACCTGAACAACTTACGGCCAGCTATACCCATGTCTGCGGAGCGTCCTTGCACCGTCATGAGCAACGGCGAACTGCGCAGGCACATGCTGCAAGGCGCGGTGCTGATCAACGGCGAGACGGTTACCCCGGATGAGCCAATGGACTTCCCTGTCTTCTCGTTGGTGTTCTTCCCGAACTCTAAAAATCGCAGGACCACAATTGTTTAGGAGAAGAATGCATGATCAAAGATGAAAAAGAGCAAATCAAGATGCTAAAAACCATTTTGGTTAAAAACATGAAAGGAATTCCACAATCCGTAATCAATGGCAGTTTCCAAGCGGCAGTGCGGTATAAAGAGGACCACCGCAAAGTGTTGAAGTTGCTTAAAAAAAATGCGCCCACAATCAATGAGTTGAACTGGGCAATCCGCGCAATGAGCGGCGAACAAGGAAACTGATATGGCCACCACAAAGAAAGCCACAAAGGTTCTGCCCGAGACATTGGTGCATTCAGTAAAAACCGATAAGGTTTACAACATGCCAGCCGAGGTAGCAAACTGGATTGACAGCGCCATGAGCCGCATTCAGCACCTGACCAGCACCGTGGAGCGCCAGAAGGAGGAGATTCGGACCCTCAAAATTGCGAACAGGGCCATGGAGCGCCGGGTGATGGGCACATCGCAGGAGTAACTTCGTGTTATAATACCCGTGCCCCTGAAAAATGGGGCTAACACGCATGAGGATTGGTTTCGGCATATTGCTGTGATAGACGGAGCCGCGAGAACAAGCCAGTCCTCAGCCGTGTTGGTGAGCGCGTTTGGTAGGGCAACGGCTCGACTTAGGTTGGGTTGGAGGCGGTGGTTCGATTCCACCCACCAACAACTTGTTACACTGGAGCGAATAGGAATAAGGATTAACCATGCCAGAAACTACCGCCAAGCCATCCAAACGGCCCGAGACGCTCGAAATTGAGCCGGTTGAGGCCAGCCTACCAGCCGTGACCCAAAACGCGCCTGTGGCCCCGAAAAAGAAACTGGGCCGCCCATCCAAATACAGCCCAGAACTCGCAGCAGAGATTGCCCAACGCCTGAGCACAGGAGAGCCACTACGAAAAATCTGTAGGGATGAGCACATGCCGCATTGGACGGTGATGTATGACTGGTTGGCAAAAGACAAAGATCTTTCCCTACAGGTCGCGCGCGCTCGCGAAGCCGGATATGAGGCTTTGGCCGAGGAAGCGCTGGAGATTGCTGACGAGCGGCCAGAGGTGAACGAGCTGATTGACAAGAAGACCGGCGAGGTCCTGAGCATCGATCTGAGCAGCGCCTACATCTCGTGGCAGAAGAACCGCATCGAGACCCGACTAAAGTTGCTGGCTTGCTGGAGCCCGGCCAAGTACGGCAACCGCACCGTGGTGGCTGGTGACGACAAGAACCCGCTGGTGGTCGAGGCCAGCTTTGACGTGTTCGGCGAGGTCCTGAAGCACCTGTCCATGGCCAAGCTCGATGGGCAACCTAGCTGACATCCTGCGCGACCCCAAGATTCGGGAGCAGTTCGCACAGCTACCGGAAAGCCATCGCATTGCGTTCGCATGGCGTGCCAAGTGGATCATCGCCGCCCACCGGCATCAGATCCAGCCCGTCGGCGACTGGTGGTCCATCTGGCTGATGTGCGCAGGCCGTGGAGCCGGAAAGACCCGCGCAGCCGCCGAGAACATCGCATGGTGGGCATGGGAGCAGCCGGGAACCCGGTGGCTGGTGTCCGCCCCGACATCCGCTGACCTGCGCGGAACCTGCTACGAGGGCGACTCCGGCCTGATTGCCGTCATCCCGCCTGAGCTGGTCAGGGACTACAACAAGTCTTTGCATGAGCTGACCCTCATCAACGGCTCCCTCATCAAAGGCATCCCGGCGTCCGAGCCCGAGCGCTTTCGTGGTCCGCAGTTCCACGGCGCGTGGCTAGATGAGCTGGCCGCATGGGAGTACCTGCAAGAGAGCTGGGACATGCTCCAGTTCGGCATCCGGCTTGGCAAGCAGACCCGAATCATCGCGTCCACCACGCCAAAACCAAAAGATGTTGTGATGGACCTGATTGCCCGTGAAGGCGACGACGTGGTCATCACCCGCGCCAGCACCTACAGCAACATCGACAACCTCGCGCCGTCGTTCCAAAAGCAGATTCTGAGCTACGAGGGCACGAACCTCGGGCGGCAGGAGATCCACGCCGAGATCATCGACCCCGAGGAGGGCGGCATCGTCAAGCGGGACTGGTTCCGCCTGTGGCCGGACGGCAAGGCTTTCCCCAAGTTTGAATACATCGTCCAGTCCATGGACGTGGCCACCAGCGAGAAGACCCAGAACGACCCGACCGCCCACATCACCTTCGGCGTGTTCAAACCCATGGACGGCGGCATGTGCGTCATGGTGATTGACTGCTGGCAGGACCGCCTGCAATACCCTGACCTGCGCCCCAAAATTGTGGATGAGTATGAGACCGTGTATGGCGACGGCAAGGAGAAGAAGCGCGTAGACGTCCTGCTGATTGAGGACAAGAGCGCCGGTATCAGCCTGATCCAAGACCTGCGCCGGGCTGGCCTGCCGGTGATCCCATG